AAGTCGATTGTAGCGTCCCAGTTCCACCTTTCGTTCCAGCAACATATGCAGCCATGATAGTTTCCTTTCGTATGGCGTTATCTGAAATTTAGGTTTAACTGCCCATCTGATATTCAGGAGTGTTGGCCCACAATTCATCAATCGATAACTCTCCTGATGGCTTGTTATCACGAGCCTTGCCCCTTACTAATCCTTGGGCTGCTTGTCTACGGTTATCGTTTTGGGGTTGAGCAGGGGAGGACTCTTGTTTCCCTATAAGCTGTTGACCTTCGGGTGTACCCATGTACATCTTAAATACCTCTGCCTTCTCGTCCAAACCACCGTGGTTCATTGCCTGTTTCAGCAATGGGTTGTTATTGACATAATCGAAGAACTTCGGACTCGCATCACACTTTCTCCAGTCAGGAGTAAGTATTGTGTCAAGTTGAGCTTTGGCTTGTTCGAGAGCAGCATGATCTCTTAAAGTTTTAACCTCTTCCTCAAGACTTTCAGTCTTCTTGACAACTTGTTCCTGAGAGGAGTTGTCCAAATTCCTGAGAGCCATCTGAGATTCCTTATGAGCAAGCTTCTTAGCCACCCCGAGAAGTTCAGGATATTCTTTAAGAATGTCTTTCTCTTCATCTGACCAGTAAGTCGCATCGTCAAAAGGATCGGTTTTATTCTCAACTTGTTGCCTTAAACGGTCTTCATCCTTGGTTTTCTGTTCGAACTCAAGCATGCGTTGTTGCATCTCAAGCTTCTCCAGACGTAAAGCATCTTGCTCCTGTTTTATCCTGTGGAGTTCGTTGCCTCTCCTTGAATGTGACTGCTCAAGGTTTTTATATCTGTCCTGCCAGTCAGTCTCTGAATCAGCTTCCGCTTCTTCTTCAACTTCCGGTTCCGGGTCTGTCGGTTCGGCCTCGATCTGCTGTTTTTCAGCAACAGGTACGGGCTGTTCTTCCTGACCGTATTCAGGTGCGTCATCCCAAGAAGCCTCAACGACTTCCTGTTGTTCTTCTTCTGCCATAATCCCTTCTTATTTCCTGGGTTAGCATGCTATCCAGATGGGAGACCCTTTATCTCCCGATCCGCTAATTTAGCGGGTAAATCTTTAATTTCTCTAAGAGCCTTAATCTCACCGATCATGACGTTGGCTTTTGCCATATCGTCTTCTGATGCAAGCTTTCTCGAAGCTAAGAGGTCAAGCTTTGCGGTGACTTCCAACTCTAAGTATTTAGCAAACTCCAACCATCTCGGGTCAGAGTACAATCTGGCTATAACGCCAGGGTCCGGTTTAATTGACGGGTGCAGGTGCTCCCTCCGGTGGCCTTGTTGGTATTTGAGCCCCGGCCTGCTCCATATTCTGGAGTTCCTGCTCCATCTGATCTAATTCTGCATCCTGAGATTGATTCTGCATCTCAGACATAATTTCCTGCTCTTGCTCCTGCATCTTCTGGTCTCTCAGTAGAATCGAATCGCTTTCAAAGTCTGGTGGCTTAGCCATCACATTTCCTTGAGACATCAGGATTTCTCTTTCCTTCATCTCCTGCTTTCTCTGATCCGAAGAAACAGCCATTTTTTCTTTAAGAAGAGCTTCAGTAGTAGACTGCTCAATCTTCGCTTCGTTTTCTGCCTGTTGCATTTGAACAGCCATCTGCTGTTGTTGCTGATCTTCTTGAACCTTTTCTTCAGGAGTCATAACCATACCTTCTGGTTCTAATGAGAAAGCTCTAAAGATTGGTCGCACCAGGGCATTCATCTTCACATGGGTTCTGAGGTCAGGATTCTGCCCAAGGATATTCAGTAGATTCAGCAGTTGGGTATTATGGACTTCCTTCGCCACATACTGCATAAACCCAGTAGATTGAGCGTCATAATCACCCTTAATCATTAAATCCTGGCTATCAGCCATCAACCAGTGATACACCGCCTGAACATTCTTGCTGATCATATTACTGACGGATCGAACCACCTCTGCTGTTAACTTGTTACTGTTACTCTGCAATATGCTCATCCCGGTTGCCGTCTTAGTCTGATACTGTGAAGACTCACCCATCCCAATAGCCGACTGCCCTGAAGCTATATCAGCCTGTCTTTCCATCATCTGTATGAGATTATCGAGACCGCTTGTTACATCCGGGATAACCACAGGCCTGTAAGCCGAGTTAACATCATTCCCAGGCCTCACTCGAATCATCTTCCCAGGGGAGACCGTCTCCAGGTCCTCTCCCTCATCAAAGGCTTGGGGGTCAATGACAGACATCGGATTAGAGGCTAGGGCTTTACCCTCCACCATCTGGGCAAAGGCAAAGTTGGTGATATCCTGCAAATCCCTAATCGAGAAATAAATGCCATCCCCCCAAATACTTTCCGGGTTTCTCTCCCAGTAACACATGTCGTAAGGAACCCGTCCGTCAAACGGGTTCATGACCACACGTATTACCTTTTCCCCGCATACCGTCACACAAACTGAGATATTGGTTTTAACCTCTTCCGGGATGTCCATATAAGGTTCGAGATCCTCAATCGGGAACTCGCCCCACATCTCTAAGACTTGGAACTTTTTGACTCTTTCTCCCTGTCTTCGGCTATATCTCGTGGGATTCTCCGACTGATCAGATCCCTGTTCCACCCCAGATCCTATAAGAATCGCCTCCTCGATAGCTTCACGGTTAAACCCGTTCTGCTTACCCAGGTTTCTCAGTTCCTGCTGCGAATAATATGCTCTCTGAATCACCCACTCCGCATCCTCCATGCTGGTGGCTTCCGGAGTTGGGAACAGATCCCAGCAAGAAACAAACTCCACCATCGGGACCAGCTCCTGCTCAAGCATGTCCTCAGCTTCCACCATGACGGGGTCTTGCCGTGCCGTTTTGTAAACTGGGTAATTGTAGTTTTTGAGAACTACAGACTTGGTACACCCCGTCCCGTAAAGGCACATCTCAAGGATCGAGTCGTTGATAATGCTAACGTAATCGCTTTTATTGAGAACGTCCCTTATCTCCTTCTCCATTCGCTCAGCCCTCATCTTGACCTCTTCATACATAAGGTCAGGGGGAAGTTGAGCTAAATCCGGAGAGATGAACTTGGGTTTGAGATTCGGTGTTATCTCGAATGGGATTTCACCTGACTCAAATAGAAGGGAGGAGATCTTAACTTTTGCGCTGTTGACTCTGCGCCTAACTAAATGAATGAAAACTCCCCTGCGTTTCGCAAGGCTCATCACTCTATCGATACGCTCAGGGTGTGTTGCCCTGAACGCATCGTGAGCTTCTTTCCAGGTTATCTCCTCTTCGACACGGTATTCCTTGGCCTGATCGAAGTAGGTCTGCACCAGCTTCGCTAAATCATCAGGCTCAAACTGGACGGTTATTTCCATCCCGCCTACCATCGATTGAGGTTGCTCCTGTTCAGCCATTGCTTACATGGGGGATTCAGTAAACCGAGAGGGTTTGAAGGGGGCTACGATTCACCTTCACCCCCATCTTCCTTATGTCGCTGCGATCATACCAATATCGGTAATACTCCCAGCAGTAGTCCCTTCCATATACTCAGCAGATGTTGCAGCAGCTACAGCTAATGCAGCACCAGATGTGTTATTGTAATAGATTTCTGCAAGTGGACATTCAGCAGAAAGATCTAATTCCGGCCTTCTTGCTGTTGCCGTATTAGCTACAACTTCGCCAGCATAAAAATGAAGAGCCGTTTTAGTTGTCGCTAAATTTGTCGGGGTTCCTGATATGGTTACAATACATCTAACATGAGAACCATTAGCTACCGAAAGCCCTAAGAAGTTTTGCCTGATATAGACAGCACCATCTGTGCTGTCATCATTTTTTGTTAACGCCGGATTATTAGCATGAAGCCCAGCACTGTAATTTGTTGAATTAATTACAGTCCCAGATCCCGCTGTACCCGAAGCGGTCGCAGTCGCTATTGTCCCGGCAATCATGAAATCTGTTGCAGACCATGTAAGCTGTTCACTTCCGTTAATAGCTAAAGTGAACTTGCTCAAAGGCATAGTCCCTACAATATCTCTTTGGCCTTTATGCCAAAACGCATCGTTCAATGTAGACATGTTGTCCTTTCGTATTATGAACGGTTCAAAAAGCATGAACCGAGGGTCCACTTAGGTTTCCCGACCTATGCGTTAGTTAATTGAGCTCAGCCTTAGTTAAGACCAACTTCCACACATCGGACCCTCGTCCACAATAATACTTACTTGTATACT